AACAGGCTCGTATAAGTATGAAGTTTACGATACCAATAGCACGGTTGCCGCTGCTTTGGCGGTCGTTGAAACGGGCTTGGCATTTATACAAACCGCAACGATAGGCTTCAACACCTACGCAAACACAATCACTTACAACACCTATCTCGCATCCAGCGTGAGGGTATTCGATTCAACCTTTGACCAATCCTTCGCATGAGCGTACAAACACGAAGTCAACTCCAAGCGAGTGCATTAACGATAACCAACGAAACCGCTGCCGGAGCAAACACCGCATCCCGTGTAGGCGGTCTATTCGACGACCTTGCCGATACCGCAACGCTTAACCGAGAGCGGGGATTTGCGAACCTTTACATAGACACCAACACGGCTTTCACTCCGACGCAGGGGCAAAGAGTCAAGTTGACAAGTGCGATGGTATCAGGCGTTTTGTCAACCTACAACTTTTCAAGGACTACCAACTCGCTGACCTACACAGGCACAACGGGGGCGACCCTTCGCATCGCTGCGTCCATGGTCTTGGCGCAGAATAACAACAACCAAATCAAGGTTTACATCGCCAAGAACGGCACAACGATTGACCAGTCAATGACTGACATCACAACGGCTCACACGAACGGCCATGCGATTTACACGGAGGCCTACGTTACGGGTGCAGTCAATGATGAATTTGCCATCTACATCAACGCAATCGATAGCGGTGCAAGTATCACGATTTCAGCGCTTTCATTTACCATCCACACGCTATGAGTAATAAATCTACTCAACACTTCACCCAATGGTTGGGGATAGAGCATAAGGTCCCCGTGATGCTGGAGAACCGCTCCGGCAAGTACATCACCTACGGCTTTGCCAACGAGTACCCCTACTACCTGCTCGACAACTATCGCAGGTCGTCAAAGCACAACGCCATTGTCAACGGCAAGGTGAACTACATCATGGGCGGTGGATGGCAGGCAGGAGATGACTTGACCGTGGAGCAGCAGGCCCGGTTCATCAAGTTCTTCGACGGACTTTCCAGCACGGAGGATTTGAACGACATCACCGAGAAACTGGTCCTTGACTTGGAGTTATTCAACGGCTTTGCGGTTGCGGTTACTTGGTCCAAGTTGGGAACCATCGCCAAGATGGAACACGTCCCGTTTGAGAAAATCCGTGTTGACAAGGAGGAGAAGATGTTTCAGGTGGCTGACTGGTACAACGACGATATGATGCAGTTGTTTCCGAAGGTTGGCGACATCGAAAAGATTCCTGCATTCGACCCTGAGAACCGCCTCGGTAAGCAGTTGTTTTATTACAGGGTCTATGCTGCTGGCGTGAAGCACTATCCTCTACCTGAATACATCGGGGGGAATGCTTGGATTGAAGCAGACGTGCAAGTGGCTAACTTCCATAACAACAACCTCCGCAACAACTTTTGGGGGGGATACTTGATAAACTTCAACAACGGAATCCCGACCCCCGAAGAACAGGGCGATATCGAGCGTCAAATCAAACGCAAGTTTTCGGGAACGGACAACGCTGGTCGCTTTGTTGTAACCTTCAACGACGATGCAGCCAAGGCCCCGACACTTGAACCGCTCACACCGAGCGACATGGATAAGCAGTTTGAGATACTGAACAAAGCCATTCAGCAGGAGATATTCATTGCCCACCGTGTAACCAACCCCATGCTATTCGGAGTCAAGACCGAGGGCCAATTGGGTGGACGCAACGAATTGGTCGAGGCTTACGAACTATTCAAGGCCACCTACGTCAACGACCGGGTGCAGAAGGTCGAAAGAATGATAAATTACTTGGGGTCTTTCAACGGTGTGGAAGGCATGGAGTTAATTCCTACCAATCCCATCACGGAGCAGTTGAGCGAACAGGCTCTCCTTCAAGCCATGACCCCAGCAGAACTGCGTGAGAAGGCAGGCTTGCCACCGATTGAAATCAAGACCGAATCAAGCGTTCAAGACGTTATCACGGCTATCAATTCACTCTCTCCGTTGGTTGCCAACAAGGTCTTGGAATCCATGTCAGCCAACGAAATTAGGGCCTTGGTGTCCTTGCCTGCAAAGGCAGAGGGTTCGGGTCTTGCAGGAGCAACTGCAGCCGTAGAGGTCAGCCCTGAACCTACTGCACCGCAAGGCTTGGCATCAAACGACAACATCAAAAAGTTGTCGGGCAGGGAGTATCAAAACCTGATGCGAATCGTGCGTCAGTATATGCAGGAGAAAATCACTCTTGAAATGGCTCGTACCATGTTGTCAGCCGGCTTCGGTCTATCAGCCCAAGAGATTGACACGATGCTCGGAGTGCAGGCCCAAGAGTTTAGCGAACCGACTTGGGGCGAAGAAGACGACGAAGACTACGGATGGGGCGACGAAGAGTTTAAAGTCTTGGAGGTTGTTGCAAGCAAGTTCGGATGCCATGCAGACAATTACCATGTGATGCACTCAAAGCCGATGCGGTTTGACACCAACATCGACGAAAACATCCGTTTAGCCTTTGCCGAACTGGGCGAAGAAGAGGTTGAACTTGACAAGAAGATTGAAGCCTACCGCAAGAAGAACCGGGACGCAAGCGTTGAAGAAATGGCCAAGGAGTTCGGAGTTAGCAAAGCGAAGATCGCCAAGCGTGTCGCCTACCTAATCACCAAGGACCGCTACCCAATCAGCCGGGCGGTAGACAACATTGCCGAGCAGAACCTTCCAAAGAACGTGAAGGAAGTTGCAGAGCCAGTCTTGGAAGTCCGCTACAAGTACGCATGGGCCACAGGATTCAGCAACAAGGACAAAGGCTCGAGCCGTGAGTTCTGCAAGGTGATGCTTGACTTAGCCGGGCAAGGCAAGGTTTACACGAGGGAGGACATCGACGGGATTTCTGCGATCATGGGATATTCCGTATGGAATCGCAGAGGCGGTTGGTATCACACTCCAAGCGGAGTGAATCGCCCCCAATGTCGGCATGTATGGGAGCAGCAGTTGGTAATCCGTAAAGGCAATAAAATCACGAAGGCATGAAGGCACTATTCATAAGCGAAGAAACGCTGCTGGACAACTCGATAATCAACGAGAACGTATCCTACACCCAAATCCGTCCAACGGTCATCAAGGTGCAGGAGATGCGGATTCAGCCCATCGTTGGCTCTGCACTCTACGGGGAACTGGTTACGCAGGTGGTCAGCGGTTCAACGTCTGCACTCAACCAAACGCTCTTGGAGGACTACATTCAGCCGGCTATGATTCAGTGGCTTTACTACGAATTGCCCATGGTCCTTGCGTTCAAGTACATGAACAAGGGGATGGTCCGTAGAACGAGCGAAGAGTCCTCACAAATGAGCATGGAAGAGATTACCCGGCTGACCGACAAAGTGAAGAACGATGCGGAGTGGTACTCCGAACGCATTACTCGCTACCTCATGGAGAACCGCAACTCCTATCCGCTTTGGAACTCGCCTCCATCTGCTTTGGATACCATCTACCCGAACGCTACCAACTACCGAACAGGGATGGTCTTAGACCGCAACAGGCGAATGGGAATCAGCAACTTGGATTACCCCTACCCCTACGGACAATTCGGGGCGTGTAACGACTGCTAAGCATGGGAGCGCATAAAAAAAACATACTGAAACTGCAAAACTATGTCTTGGATAAAAATCAAGCAAGCCCTGCTGGACCTTGCAAATGCTCATCCTCAGGTCAACTCCTTCGGGACGGGCGACCCGTTGGCGATAGGAACGGACAACACCATCAACCTGCGAACCCCAAGCCGTGAACGCATCGTCTATCCGCTCGTTTTTGCGGACGTTCAGTCAGCAACTACTGACGCTGGGACTTTGGACTTGGTGGTTGGGGTATATTTTAGTGATAGAGTTGAGTCCATTAAGCCGATGGGCGGAGTGGTTTCAGGCAGCCCTACGCTGGGTTGGCAGGACAACGAGGACGAGGTCTTAAGCGACCAGTTGCAGATAGCACAGGACTTCATTTCAAGCCTTACAAACGACCCAAGCGAGGACTGGACCCTTTCATCCAGCGTGAGCCTTACACGCTTTGTAGAGAGCCGGGACGACCGCACCGCAGGGTGGCAGGCGACGATGACATTTGAGATTCCTTACTCTCACTCCGTTTGTGAAATTCCAGTCTAATCTACATTTACAATTAAACGCTAAAAAATGCCTACACCCATATTGCAACAAATGCTCGGCCAAGGTGGTACGATGGAGTTTATCAATGGAACCGTTACCGGGAAGAACTACGACTTCCTTGTAGTCAACACCGCTGCGACTTTCACGACCCTTACTGGAACTGGAAGCGAGAACCTGCTAACCGCTTACAACTTTTCGGGGGCTTCCATATCCGCTGGCATCGTGATAAGCGGTCGCAATGGCGGCAAGATTACTGCGGTAACTCCAAGCGTCGGTTCGGTTATCGGTTTCACATTCCTCTAAGCGATGCTAATCGGCTACGGCTACGGCTATCCAACCAACCAACTGCTTGGCGGTGGCAATCCGTTTTGGCTTGCCTTCAACCAACGTGCAGACGCTGACGGGGCTTTGCCTGCCGAGGCTGCGGTCAATGGATGCCTCCAAACCCGATTCCTTAACTCCTTCCAATCATACGCTTTCTTCGTCTTTTATTCCAACTCTTGGCAGCCGTTTATGCAACGGGCGAATACCGACTCGGCTGACGCTGCGGAGGTTCGCTTCATCAACTGCCTCGAAGTCCGAATGTATAATCTTTTAAACGCATAGCAGATGCCTGCAAGCCCATCATTACTCATCGTCCCTGCTCGCTTCAAGACGGGCAAACTTTACACCCAAATCGCTACGACTTCGGCTGGCGTTGTATTGGCAAGTTCGGGGGACTTCAACGTTACCCGTGCAACGACTGCGACCCGATTCAATTCGGCTGGCTTCATTGAAAGCGTTGCAAGCGGTGTGCCTCGCTTGGATTACTACACCAGCGGAGGAACGGCTGGCTGCCCTGCTCTCTTGGTGGAGGCGAGTGGGTCGAACTTGGCGTTGCAGAGTGAGAATTTTACAACAACTTGGGGGGCAGCCAGTTTGAATATAACGAGTGGGTTTACATCACCAACCAACAGCAACTTAGGGGCATTAATTGAGGCTTCGGCAGTGGGCGGTCGTTTGCGTCAATCCGTAACTTTGACAAGTGGCGCAACGCTTGATTTTTCTTGCTTTGCTAAACTCGGAACATTATCCAGCGGTGTGTCCTTGGTTTTTCAAGATGGAACCTCTACAAACTACACATCAGGCGCTTGTCAGGCTTTCCGCTTAGATACTGGACAATTAGCATCAAGTGGCTCAACGGGTGCTGGATTCACCGTTGTTCGGTCGGGCATTGAGAATTATGGCAATGGATGGTATCGGTGTAACCTTGCGG